GGCAACGCGCCGCGCGGAATTTCACTCGATACAAAAATATTTAACCAGTTGGTTTAACCAGTTGGTTAGTTTTTAGGGGGATTATTATGACAGAAAACGAACTCCCATCACACCGCCGGGCTTCCGGTTCCCAGATCGGCGAAATATTCGAGGTCACGAGCCAGGCGGTTTTAAAGTGGGGTTTACCCCGATACGGCTCACACAAAAAAACTCACTACGATTTACGAGACGCTGTTAGACATTTAAAAAATAAATTATCTTCCGTATCTGATGACGACATTGATATAAAAAAAGAAACCGCCCGCTTGACAAAATACCGGGCAGATATTGCAGAACTTGATTTTCAACAGGCTTCTGAAGAATTAATTGACGCTGATGAAGCGTTGTCAGGATACAAGGATATTTTATCAATTGTTAGAACTGCGTTTGTATCATTGCCTGATAAAATGGCATTGAGTTTAGAAAACACGGACGCCGGATCGATCAAGGAAAAACTTGATGCAGAAATTACACAAATACTAAATAACATAGTTCAAAGGATTTCGGATGTCGAAAAAAAACAATGAACCAAACTTACTTAAGAACACATATTTAAAAACATCGTTGTCATTACTCAGGGAGGCCATAACCTCTTTACGACCTCCAGAAAAATTAAGTACGTCTCAATGGGCTGATAACTATGCCGTTTTGTCCTCAGAAGATTCGAAACGTCCAGGGCGTTGGGTAACATCAGAATTCGAATATCAGCGGGGGATCATGGATTCCATGTCGAACCCCAAAAAAAAACTGACTGTTTGGGTTTCCGGAACACAATTTGGGAAAACATCGGTACTCAGAAACGACATAGGCCGTGCAATGGATTTAAGTCCGGGGCCAATGATGCTTGTCGAACCAACATTGGAAATGGCAGAGAGTTTTTCAAAAGATCGATTGTCCCCGTTTATCCGGGATACTCCCAGAATTAAAAAATTAATAAAAGATAATCGAGCGAGAGATTCCGGGAACACTCTTTTACACAAAAAATTTCCCGGCGGCTTTGTCGTTTTATCGGGCGCAAATTCTGCGGCGTCTTTAGCGATGCGCCCTGTTGGCAGATTGTATCTCGACGAGATTGATAAATACGAAAACGAATTAGCCAGACACGGAGATCCAATCGAGCAGGCAATTTCCAGGACTTCAGAATTTTGGGACGCTCATGTCATGATGATGTCAACGCCTACAGATCAATATTCAAGAATCTGGCAGGCGTACCTTACAACAAATCAACAACAGTATTGGCTAACATGCCCACATTGCAAGAGCAAAATATTATTTAAGTTTAAAAATCTGAAATGGGAAATCATAAATGATAATGTAAAAAACATTTATTATGAATGTCCTGAGAATAAATGTAAGATTTTAGAACAATCGAAAAAGAAAATGATCCGCGAAGGGGAATGGATAGCAGATCACCCGGAAATTTTAGACCGTGACGGGTTCTGGATAAATGCGCTCTATAAACCGTATGGAAAATGGATTGAAATAATTGAAAAGTTTTTACGGGCAAAACATGACCCGACAAAATTACACGTTTTTATAAATAACGAACTTGCAGAAATATTTGAAAGCCGAGGCGACGCCCCGGATCATTTGCATATTTATGCAAGACGTGAATTTTACGACATCGGATCAATCCCATCAGACGATATATTATTTTTGACAGCCTCGGTCGATACACAGGATGCGAGATTTGAAATTGACGTCAACGGCTGGACAAGAAATCATGAGTCGTATCTGATCGAACACATTGACGTTATGTGTGACACGAAAATTTTAGAGAATTACCAGCATCTTGATAAAATATTGGAGAGACAATATCAACACCCTTCCGGAACAATTTTAAAAATCAAGGGTCTCGGGATAGATACAGGTGGTCATGCCACGCATACGGTGTACATGTGGTGTCGTCGTCAAGATCAAACAAAAGTTTATGCATTAAAGGGCTCAACATTTGACGGACAAGTTGGATCACCCAAGGCCGTTGACATTAATTTTGCAGGTCAAAAAATATCAAACGGCATACGGTACTGGCCGGTCGGGGTGTCTCAACTAAAAGCAGATTTGTATTCTAAACTACGATTAAAACCAAATGAAGACGGGACATTCCCTTTCGGGTATCGGCATTACCCAGATATGCCGGAAGATTATTTTCGTCAGCTAACGGCTGAGAGTTTGACGGTTAGTTTAGTTAGAGGCATAAAAAAATATAACTGGAAAAAACATTATGAGAGAAACGAGACATTGGACTTAAATGTTTATAACAGGGCTGTAGTATTGATTATGGGGATGGATCGGATTGCAGAAGTCGAATGGGACAAGCTTGAAAGTCAAATTAAAAATTATGTTAAAAAAGAGGCTGTCGTAAATAAACCTCAGATCAGACGAAGAACATTAGACAAAGGATTGTCTTTAGATTAATTTTAGATTAATTATTGACAAACTAATTCGATTTAAAATTATCAGAACAACCAACAAGTTCCCTTTGGAGTTCGGGTAAATTTTTCATGCCCGATTTTTTGCCCGGATTTCTCCGGGCTTTTTTATATTTGACAAACTGACATACAAAATATAGCGGTCGACACAATGACGGTCGCTGAAATCGATTCAATTTTAACAGATCTGAAAGCCTCTTATCAATCAGCAATAAAAGCAAAATCTTATTCGGTCGGAACCGGCGGAAATTCCAGGTCTTTGACTCGTCAAGAGATGACCCAGCTCAGAAATGAAATCCAATACTGGGAACATGAGAAATCTAAAATAGAATCAGGCTCCACCGGAATTCCTGTAAAAAATATTGTTGGAGTAGACGTTTGAGCCTTGTATCTTCAATTCAGAAAATTACATCGACATGGCTAAGAACTGCAAGAGGTTATGACGGAGCAAAAAAAACCAGAGCCTTTAGAAGCTGGTTCCCGTCTTTTGGCTCACCTGACGGTGAGATAATCCAAGACCTTCCTACACTGAGAGCAAGATCAAGAGATTTATACCGTAATAATCCGGTAGCCCGTGGCGCAATCGACCTGATGGTATCCAACGTCGTTGGACGTGGTCTTCGTCAGCAATGCGCAATTGACAGGGAAGTCATTCAAAAGTATACTGGCTGGGATGACGACACAACGAATAATTATTTAAATTCACTTGAAATTCAAATTGAAAAAGATTTTGCAAGGCACGCAGAATCAAAGGAATCCGATTACCGAGGCCAAAGAAATTTTTACGAAAATATAGAACTTGCATTCAAAACTAAACTAACATCAGGCGAGGCATTTTGTCTTTTGCCAATGAGACGCGGGAAAATATCTTTATGCGTTATCGAGGCCGATCAAGTCCAGTCTCCGTATAATCAATTTCATACCCGCACAAATCGGGACGGAATTGAAACTGAGCCAGATGGTACACCGATAGCAATACACGTTAATAAAAATCAAGAAACATACCCCGCAGAATTTGAAAGAATATTAATCAAGGGAGAACATTCTAAACGAACTCAAGTAATACACTTATACAATGCAGACCGCCCAGGGCAAACAAGGGGAGTTCCGTTTCTTGCGCCTGTCATTCAATTGTTGAAGCATTTGGACGAATACAGGAAATCAGAATTGATCCGAGCAAAAGTGGTATCACTCTTTTCAGTTTTTATTCGTTCACAAAATCCAAACGCATTAAATGAAAATACGATAACAGAACCAGAACAGGACGATTCGTCTGTTGATTCAGAAGGTCGGGACTTTAAACTTGCCCCCGGTTCAGTTCATCAACTTCTACCCGGTGAAGATATAAATTTTGCAAATCCCGGAAATATATCATCAAACTACACACCGCTTGCAGAAAGTATTTATACGGAAATCGGAATGGCGCTCAGAACCCCGATGGAAATTTTACGAAGATATTATAGCTCTTCGTATTCAGCGGCAAGAGGATCTAAAGCCGATTACAAAAAAGAGATTATGATCGAGCGTCAAAAACTGGAATTAGGATTATGTGTCCCTTACTATGCCGAGTGGTTTACTGAGCAGGTTTTGGCCGGTCGTTATTATGTCCCAGGGTTTTGGCAGTCAAAAGATATTCAGGCGGCATACGTTGGCTCAACGTGGGAAGGCGACGCCATGGGCATGATCGACCCGCAAAAAGAAATCGATGCATCTAATTTGCTTGTACAATACGGTTACTCAAATAAGACCGAGGAAACCGCATCGATCACCGGCGGCGACTATATGCGAAATCTTGTTATACTAAATCGAGAAAAAGAAATGCGCAAACATTATGGGCTTGACACCGAACCTGTAACCAGTAGCCCGGCAAAGGAGAAACCACTTGAGTAAAATTTACGCAGTCTCACCAAATTATGCTTCGTTAATTGCCGGATCTAAGCCCGGTCAAGACATCGCGGCAACCGTAAACAAAAATTCAAGGGTCATAGACGAGATTGCTGTGATCCCGATATCTGGATTTCTTTCAGCTCAATGTGATTTAGAATATTTTATGGGCGGTGGTTCAAATAATCATTATGCGGCAATTCGTGAACATTTCGAATTTTACGGAGCTGATGTTAATGTCAAGGCTGTTCTTATTGATACCGCATCAGGTGGAGGCGACTTTTCTGGATGCTCTGAGTTAGCAGAATATATTAGATGGTTTTCTGAAAACGTCAAGCCCGTTTATGGATACAATAGTAGCGAAGCTTTATCTGCAATGTATTATCTATTATCTGCAACCAAAAAAATATATTCTCACAAAAGCGCGTTTTCTGGGTCCGTTGGAGTTCTAGCAATTTGTGAAAAACCAGAAGGCAAAAAAGAAGTATTAATAGCAAATAGACAATCTCCAGATAAAACAACAGATATCGACACAGAGGAAGGGCAAGAGAAATTAAAAAATCATCTTGATTATCTGTACAATATTTTTGCCGGTGATGTTGCGCGATACCGGGGCAAGGTTATTGATGATGTGGTCATAGGCTTTGGCCAAGGGGACATGGTCAATGCAGAAGAAGCCGTAAAACGCGGGATGATTGACCATATTTGTAATTTTGATGAAACGCTTGAGTTAATCAAAAAAGAATTTAGCATGATAAATGTACTGCCGTCGTCAGTTAAAACGACACCGGGAATAGCCGGAAAAAATAAAATGCGAGGTAAACAAATGAGTACACGAAACAAATTTGTGGCTGGCATGGTATTGGTGGATTCTGAGGCCGCCGGGGAAACTCCGGCTGTCGAGGTAACTATTGATATTATACGTCAGCAATTTCCTGATATCGCAAAAGCCCTGATTGATGAGGGGCAAAAACTTGCGAATATGGAAAACGAGGAAATCGAGGAAGTCGCTGAAACGGCGGACATGGAAAATCCAGCGGAAGCTGAACTTGTGGCAAAGGCAAAAAAAAGAGAAATCACCGCTAATTCTCTGGCAATGCAATTATTAAAGGCGAAGGCGTCAAAACCAGACCCTTTAAAAGTTGTTGCAAATAATCGCCAAAAGGATAATTTTACGCCGCCTGCGAATACAAACGCAGACGACAAACCAAAAGAGAGCGGACTTTTTGCGGCGATGCAAAAACGGAGGGTAAAATAAATGGCAGACGAAACATTGACATACGATAATCTTGTAGGCTCATTAACTACAAGAGAATTCAGGCTGTCTCTGACAGATGCGGAAACTATTGTCAGAGGTCAGGTCATGGCGTTTAATACAAGTACAAGCAAATTGACATCGTACGATTCAACAGGATCAAACGGGGAAAATGTTGTTTATGGAATTGCCGCTGAGGACTCAGTAACCGGGACGAGCAGATATTTGAGCGTGTATATTTTAGGTGAATTTAATATAAATTCCCTAACTTTTTCACACTCCGGTGACTCTGCGACACAAACAATTATCAACGCATTTCGTGCGTTGGGAATGATCTTGAAGACCTTCAAGTCTTCAACATAAGGGGATAAAATGGCAGATACAATATTAAGCAATTATTTCGACCGCCGGGCTTTAATAGCGGTTGCCGAAATATTAAAAAAGCCGAAGACATTTTTGACAAATACGTTTTTCCGGGATTCTCAGGAATTCTCGACAAAGACCGTTGACGTTGACTTGTACGAAGGAAGACGAAGAATTGCGGCTTACGTTCGAAGAGGATCAGAAGGTCAGTTAGTTGAGAAGCGAGGCTTCCAAACCAACACCTTCACCCCTCCATATCTAAAACCCAAAGTGGCTGTTTTTATGGATGATGTGCGTAAACGAATTCCAGGTGAGAGTATTTTCTCTGACGGCAGAATTGTTCCGGAAGCAGAAGCGTTTATAGCAAGAATGATCGATGAACTTGATACAGAGATGATTTCAAGAAACATTGAAATTCAGGCAAAACAGGCATTGTTCGACGGACAGGTTGTTGCGTATGACGAGAACAACGCTGTACTTGCGACAATCAGTTATGGAAGAAATGCAAATCTTACATACCAAACAGGGACCCGGTGGTCAGCTAACGGCGCAAATCCGTTGAAGACCGCACGTGAAGCAAGCAGAAAAACATCACAGTATGGCGGATCACCTGTCAATATTTGTTTGATGGGAACCGACGCCGCCGATTATTTTGTTGATCTCGACACAGTACAAAAAGCCCTGTCAAAAGATTGGTCAACAAGAGGTCAACTTGCGTATGATCTCCGTGATAATGGTGGTATTTGGCTTGGTTACGCTGATGGCGTGGACTATTGGACGTATGAGGAATACACAATCAATCCAGCAGACGGAACAGAAGAGCTTGCAATTCCAGCCAAAAAGGCGCTGTACACCAACATCAACTCACCGCGATCAATTTTGTACGGTGGTTTAGAGTTGAAGGATCAGCCGATGGGCGCG